AGGCGGGCCGGATGCCGGAGGGGTGACCGTAGTCACCTGATCGGGCAGGATCGATGATGATGTAGGTTGAGCGCCGGCGGACCCTGGCCCAGAGGCGGCCCCGGGTAAATGCTTCGCCGGCCTGGGCAAACAAAGCCTTGGTGCCAAAAGGGAAATCGAGGATGAAATCCTCGAAGGGCAGAGGGAGCGTGTCGGGGGCGGAGTCGAGGAGATCCCGCTCATGCCGGAGCAGCTCGTCGGACTCCTCCGGCATGAGAAAGAGCGGGAGTCTGTTGTAGATCCCCGCCGCCTCCAGGTCCATCGTGCGGGCCAGGTGGCGGATGAGGGGGACGTCGGGACGGGTCATGCTGCGACCTCGGTATTGATCTCAGGCATGTGGACCACGGCAACCGGAGTCACGGCCGAGAAAGCCATTTTGCCATTGTCGTAATAGACTGCCCTGCCAGTGCAGGCCAGCCTGATGATGGCGCGGGGCAGGAAAAAGTTGTCGCTGTCCTTCGGAACGTGACAATGTGCGGCCTCGAACTCAGAACGGTAGACATACCATCCGCCGCCATGGTCTGGTCGTGCTGTCTGCCGCATCTCGCGACCCACCGCATAGGTCACGCTATCATCGTATATGCTCGCAAGCGTCCCATCGGCGCGGACAGCCACAGCCTTGTAGCGCATAGCCGGCGGCGGAGGCGGCGGAGGCGGCGGAGGCGGCAGTTTCGGGCGGCCCTTAACCTCTGCGGCATCAACGATTGAGCCGAAGGGTATACCTTGTTTGGCATATCGGGCGACCTGCAGGGTGGTAGGCTCGGTGGAGATACCACCAGCCTCGTGACGTTTGACGAGGTGGTATTTTTTGCTGATCGTTTTTACTCCCCACTCCGACCCCTCGGTTTCGCGTACGCAAACAACGATCGCATGCCCATCCAGGGCAAAATCGTAGAGCTCCACGTGGCGGGCGTAGCCAGATGCCCCGCTATAGCGGCCTTTACGGTCGTACTCAAATCCAATGCCGTCGTAGGCGTCGAGAGGACTCGCCTTGAGAAGCTCCATCGCGTGTCCGTACGCGAGGACTTCGGGCGTCGGGTGCTGTCCGGGCTGCCTCGGTCCTGGATCCCGCCGCGCAACGATCTCGCCGTAACCGGTCCGGGCCAGGGTTGTGGTCGCCAGGGCATTGTAGCGCCTGTCGTCCTCGTAGGCCTGGCAGTACCAGACCCACTGATCTGATTTGAGCGGGTGGCCCAGGGCTGTAGCCCGGCCATCGGCACGGCGGATCATGCGCCTCTCCGTCCACTGCGCCCAATCGTAAGGGGTGGAATTCCGTCTCCGTGCAGGTTTCCCGAGGTGTTCCAGGAGGTATTTCCACGCTCCTGACTTGGTGGTAGCCCTGCTACCCCTTTCATGCGCCTGGCCGATTATTGATGTTGTGTTCATGCTCTTCTCCTTGCGTCCCCGCTCTCCGTTGCCGCCTGGTGGGCTGCGTCTCCGGGACCGGGTCCGTTACCGGGTTTATGCCCCCGGCGGGGCAGATTGACCTCCCCGCCGCTCCCTATCCTGGTGGATGAGGAGGCGGAGATAGGCTGAGAGCGAGAGTCCAAGGGCCGCTGCACGCTCTGTAGCGAGCCTCTTCTCCGCCTCCGTGAGACGGAGGAGGATGGGTTTGTCGCGATTTGCTCCTTGTTTGTTATCCGTTGCTGTCTGCATGATATCTATTATATATCATAATGCTATATTGTCAAGAAAAAAACGCTAAAAGCAGGAAAATCTGTCAAATAATTCGACTCCTCTATGCCTCCCCCCCAAAAACCCGTCAAGTAAAATATTGGTATAAAATCGTAAATAATTAGCTCGCTGACGGCAAATATCGGCAATAATCGGTTTTTACCGAAAACCACCCCTTATAATTCCCCCATGGCAGGCATCACTCTCACCGAAGCTCAGGCGCAGCTCACGGCATGGATGGCAGCGTCCACCGCCGTGGCCTCCGGACAGGCTTATTCCATGAGCAGCGGGGCCGGGTCCAGGTCGCTTACCAGGGCCGACGCCAAGGAGATCCGCGAGAACATCAGGTTCTGGAACGACATGGTGAAGTCCCTCTCCACGGGCTCCACGTCAGGACCCCAGATCAACACCGGCATCCCCCGGAGGGATTACTGATGGCCGGACACGACTATGATGGATCCGCCGCCCGCAAGCTCGACATCTTCTCCTCTGCCGTCACGGTCCTCGCCTCCGCCCTGGGCTCTGCCTCCCGCCCCATAGCTGCCGGATTATCCGCCGCCGCACCCTCCTCGGCTCCACGCACCGCAACCCTCTACGGCCCCAGCGGCCAGGTCCTGCCGGACTCTCAGTATGTTTATCGTCGCTCCGCCGCGAAGCGGACCGGGTCCATGAAGAACTGGATCCCGCAGCGCCTTTTCGGGAACCAGGCAGAGGCCATGGAGCGGGAGCGGATCGTCGAGCGATCTATCGACCTTGCCAACAACGACCCCAACGCTGCCGGAGTCGTGGACAGCTTCGCCGCCACCATCGTGGGCTCGGGCCTCACACCCATCCCGCTCCTCGACCAGGACACCCTGCAGATCGACAAGGACGCCATGCGTACCCTCCAGGGCCAGCAACGCATGGTGTATCGCACCTGGTACCCCTGGGCCGATGCCGCCGAGCGCATGACCTTCGGCGGGATCCAGTACCTGGCCCAGCGAAATATCGTCGAGTACGGCGAGTACCTGATCCTCTGCCACATGATCGACGACCCCGTCAGGCCTTACAGTCTTGCCTGCAACCTCATCAACCCGCTGCGCCTGCGCACGCCCGTGGACCGCTCCTCCGACCCAAATATCAAGGACGGCGTGGAGCTGGGCGAATACGGCCAGCCCGTGGCCTACTGGATCAAGAAGTCTTCCATCACCGGCCTTACCGCCACTCTCTCGGACATCTCGGCAAACTTCCTCCGGATCCCGGCACGCACCGGCCACCGGTGGAACGTGCTCCACGGGTTTGTCTCCATGGAGCCGGAGCAGGTGCGCGGCATGCCCTACTTCGCCCCGGCCATGAAGTTCTTCCGGGATCTTAATGATTTCCTCGACGCCGAGCTTGTCTCCAATGTCGTCACCGCTGCCTTTTCGCTCTTCATCGAGACCGGCGCTGCGGCCGATCCCTGGAACATCGCCTCCAGCGTCTCCACCATCACCGAGACGGGCTACAAATCCGACGGCAGCTCCCAGGACATCCGCTACCAGGAGCTGGTACCGGGCGCCATCATGTACGGGTCAACAGGCCAAAAACCGCACCCCATAGCCGCAGCCCGCCCCGGAGCGACCTTCGAGCCCTTCACCAAGGTCATCAAGAAGGCCATCGCCATGGGCCTCGGCATCCCCTACCCGGTCCTGTTCAAGGACGTGGAATCCGTCAATTTCGCCGGTTTCCGCTCGGCCATGCTCGACGCCTGGCGTGTTTTCATGGCGCGGCGCACCTGGCTCGGGGATAATCTCAACCAGCGCGTCTACACCATGCTCATGGAGGAGGCCTACCTCCGGGGCCACATCACGGCCTCAAACTTCTACATCAATATCCACGCCATCACCCATGCCGAATGGCGGGGATCCCCGAAAGGCGACATCGAGCCCGTCAAGGCCGTACAAGCCGACGTCATGGCCATCCAGAACAACATCAAGACGCGTGCGGAAGCGATCGCCGAGCGCGGCGGGGACCTGCGCACCACCTTCGACCAGCTCCAGGAGGAGCAGGAGATGATGGAGGACCGGGGATTGACCGAGAGCCCCGTCGCTCCAATCCAGCCGGGCAACGCACCGGACGGCGGACTGGACGGATCGGGCGGCCCCGCGCCCGGAGACGCCCAGGGGGATCCCCCTGACTCCGACGACCCCGATAACCCTGACGGCGGTCAAGACGACGACGGCGACATGGAAGGAGCAGGCACGCAATGAACGTCCTCGACATCCTGAACGAACCCTGGGCCATTGTGCCCGAGAAGCTGGAGCAGATCCACGCCGTCTACCAGGCGCATCTCCTTAGAACCCCCGTAGATTTTGCCGCCCTTGAAGCGCAGGTATCCGCTTTCGCGGCCCCCGGCTCAGGTGATGACAAGCCCTATGCCATCACGTCAGGCGTGGCGATCCTCCCCGTCAGGGGCGTCATCGCCCGGCGCATGAACCTGATGACCCGTATCTCCGGGGGCGTGTCAACGGAACTGCTCACCAGGGATTTCCAGGCAGCCCTTGCCGACCCCGAGGTGGATGCCATCCTTCTCGACGTGGATTCCCCCGGAGGGTCGATAGGAGGCCTTGAGGCCCTCACCAACACGATCTACAACGCCCGCGGCACAAAGCCCGTTGTGGCCTGGGCCTCGGACATGATGGCCTCCGCTGCCTACTGGATAGCCAGCGCGGCAGACCTCATCGTCGCCGAGGGCACCTCAGCCGTCGGCTCCATCGGGGTCCTGACGATCCATTACGACTACAGTCGCGCCGACGAGAGAGCAGGCGTGAAGCGCACCTACATCGCATCGGGACGTTACAAGGCCATGGGCAACGACGCAGAGCCGCTGAGCGACGAGGCCCGCCAGGAAACCCAGGCCAGGCTTGACTATATCTACACCCTTTTCGTTGATACGGTAGCCCGGAACCGTGGCGCCGATCACAATACAGTGCTTGGCACCATGGCGGACGGACGGATATTCATCGGGCGGCAGGCCCTCGACGCGGGACTCGCAGACCGGATAGGGACCATTGATGACGCCCTCCGGGCGGCCCTCTCGATGGCCGAAACAGATAAGCCAAAATACTTTACCAGGAGGTAATTATGCCGAAAGCAATCGAAAAAGTACCGGAGACAGTAGCAGAGTTAAAGACGACCCTCCCCGAGCTGTGCGCGCAGCTCGAAAGCGACGCGAAGATGAGCGTCGATGTCCAGGGTCAGGCAGCAGCGGCCCGCACGGAAGAGCGCGACCGGATCCTCGGGCTCGTCACCGTGGAGTTCGGCGACGAAGCAGGCGCGAAGTTCCAGGCCCTCGTCAGCACCGGCGTCACGGTGGACCAGCTCAAGGCCATCAAGGCCATGAACCCGCCCGTGACGGTCACCGCAATCCCCGGCCAGGACGCCGAGGCCAGGGCAAAACAGGAGATCCTTGATGCCCTGAAAAAGACCGGAGCCGAGAACCCGGGCGCGGGCGGTAACGAAAGGCCGAAGGCCGTCGGGAAGAATTTCCTCACGCTCGTCAAGACATACCAGGACGAATATGGCGTCAAGAGATCCGTGGCGATCAAGGAAACCATAGCCGCCCATCCCGACGCCCACGCCGCCTATCTTGCCGAAGCAAATCCGAAGAAGGAGGGTTAACCCATGATGAACGAAGGGATCAGGACATTTACAGCAAACGGCGCCCTGGGCGCAAAGGTCAGGGTCAAGATCACGGCCGCCTCAACCACGACACCGCCCCAGGTGGAAGTGGCGGGAGCCGGAGAGCAGCACATAGGCATCACCGAATACGCGGTCGCCGACGGGGCGGTAGTTGCCGTGCGTCTCCGCACCTACCCGGGAACCCACGAGGGCATCGCCTCCGAGGCCCTGGCAGTGGGTGCAACCCTTTATGCCGCAGCGAGCGGAAAAATCAAGGACACCTCGGACGGCACCGCCATAGGCATAGCACTGGAAGAGGCGACCGCTAACGGGGACATCATCGAGTTCATTGACTTTACCGTTATCTCCACGGCTGCCGCAAACGTATCCATAGCTGACGCCGGCAGCCTCATCACGGGCGTCACCGTCGAGGCGGCCCTGGCCGAGATCATGCAGGGCATCAAGACGGCCCAGTACACCATCACGCCCACCCACATGGCCGTGGAAGACGGCACGGCGCTCACGGTCTTCGCCGACGGCGCCTCGGGCGTGGGCTGGACGCAGCTCTCCAGCAAGGAGCTTGCGCTCCGGTGGAACAACCAGGCAACCCCCGACGACATCATCGTGCAGTTCGTCATGCCCCAGGATCTTAATGATGCTGCGGCCGCCGTCCTGCACCTCGCCGGAACTATCGTGAAAGCCGGCGGAGCAGTCGTCGACAGCCCGAAGGTCACCGTCGAGGCGTATTTCTCCGAAATAGGAGCGGCCATTGGCGCAGACGCCAACTGCGGGGGAGACTCCACGGAGTTCACTGCCGACGGTACCTACGAGGAGGCCACCCTCACCCTCGCGGCGGGAGACGTGCCGGCAGCCCCCTGCATCCTCACCTGCGTCATTCATCCCAAGGACGGCGAACTCGGTACTGATGATTTCGTCATGCTTACCCCCTGGCTCGAAGTGACCAGAAAGTGCCTGACGGCATAACCCTATTGAAGGAGGAATAAACCATGCCAAGACCTACCTCAGGAACAACGATACAGCGGCCCGACCTGGGAGCTATCGCATACGAATACATGCTGGAAGGATCCGAGAGGGGTTTTATCGGACTCTCAATCCTGCCTATTCTGGAGGTGCCGGAGCAGTCAGCGGATTACCCCATAATACCCATTGAAGCCCTCCTTAAACTGCCCGATACCAAAAGGGCCCCCAGAGGCAACTACAATAGCTCTGACTACGAATTCGAAATGGGCACCTATTCCTGCGAGGAATACGGATGGGAAGAACGGGTAGACGACGCTGAGGCCAACCTGTACCGCCGTTTCTTCGATGCCGAGGAAGTGGCCGTCAAGCGGGCCGTGGATATACTGCTCCGTAGCCAGGAAGCCAGGATTGCCGCAGCTGTGTTCAACACCGGCAACATCACGGCAACCTCGGACGTCGCCATTCCGTGGAATACGTCCGCAACGTGCACGCCCAGGGCGAATATCAATACGGCAAGGGCGGCCATGCGGGCAGCTTCGGGCCTGGAGCCCAACGTCCTGGTCATGAGCAAGAAGGTGTTCGACACCCTTCTTCTTGCCGCAGAAATTACCGGAGCCCTGCAGTACACGAACCCCATTCAGATCAGCGGCATCGAGGCGCAGCGCCGGATCCTGGCGCAGTATTTCGGCGTCGACCAGATCCTCGTGGGCGGGGCTATCAAAGATGGAGCAAAGAAGGGTGTCACCGCGTCTATCAGCGATATCTGGGACGACGAGTACGTGGGTCTCTTCAAGGTATCAGATGGCGGTCAGGATCTCAGGGATCCGTGCCTCGGCCGGAGCTTTCTCTGGACCGCAGATTCACCCACGAACCTCGTGACAGAGCAGTACCGGGACGATCCGCGCAGGTCCGAGGTTTACCGTGTCCGCCACAACATTGACGAGGCATTCGTGTTCACCGGCGCCGGCTACCTCCTGGGTAATATCATACATCCGTAATTGCTGCGCCTCCTCCTTTCTCCCTCCCCGTTGCGGGGAGGGAGGGCGGCAGGGGTATATAACCCAGGAGCACTACAGTGAACATCAAGAAAGAACTCATCTTCCTCGCCGGGGATCTCCACGGCACCCCCCGCTTCCCCTGGTTCGCTTTCGGGGAACGGGAGCGCCTTGTCTCCGTCGAGGAGGCCCTGGAGGCCGTGAGCATTGCCGAACCAGGCGACATATGGCTCCACCGTAACCGGGGGGACTTCAGCAACCTGGGCATACCGGGCTGCATGAAACACGCCTGGATCTCCGTGGACTCTTCACCGGTACCGAAGATTGTCGAGGCGGTCTCGGAGGGCATCCGCCACCGTCACCCCCTTTACCCCCTGATGACCGACTACGCCGTGCTCCTGACGCCGAATGTGTCATGGGAGGCGCGCACCACGGCCTGTGGCCGTGCGGCCTACCTCGTGGGCCAGCCCTATGACTGGCGCTTCAGGTTCGATCTGGAGAACGAGGAGCAGATCTTCACCGACAAGACTCTCGCCCTGGAGAACATGAGGTCGGGCCACTTCGGCTTTTCCTGCTCCGAGACCGTGGCGCTCTGTTACGTGGGGTGCCGGCGGCAGCTCGGCCTCTACCGGGTCAGGAGCATGGGCCGCCAGGTGATCCTGCCTGACAATTTCCTGACGACGCATTTTACCGTCAAATGGGTCTCCAGCTCGCTCAGCGGCGACGTGGCCGCTGACATGGGACTGCACGAGGAGGGATGCGACATGCTGAGGACAACGGCATGACGAGCCAGGGAACGCCGGCGGTCTTGTACTGGAGCAACCACGTTGTATTGCTGCTCTCCGTCCTGGCGGCGCTGATCACTATCCTGGGTGCTATGGCGGTGATCATACAGGGGTTCACGGTACGGACCTTGCGGATCATAGACCGCAACCAGTCCGAGCTTTTCGGCAGGATGCATACCATAGAAACGGCATTCCACGTGCTCCTCGGTGAGCACAACGCCATGAAGGCGGTCCATGGCAGGAGACACGACGATGGTTGAGAATCGCGAGCAGGCAATCCAGATAATTTTAACCCACGAGGGCTACAAATCCAATCTCCAGGGAGACCCCGGACGCTTCACGATCTGGGGCATATCCTCGCGCTACCATCCGAAAGATGTCGAGGCCATGCAGGCCATGTCCATGGAAGATGCAAAGGAGTACGCCAGGGCTTTCTACCGGCGCCTGTGGAATGATTCCCTCTGCGATCACTACCAGTTCCCGCTGGACATAATAATGTTCGACATGATCGTGAACCACGATCTTGTCACGGCAAAGGCCCTCATGGAGCGGTCGGCCGACTGGAAAGACCTGCTCCTGCAGCGGCTGCGCTATTACCAAAAACTCAGGAAAGGCAAATGGGACGGCCGCGGGGGCTGGATCAACAGGACCCTCGCCCTCTACGTGATTGCAAAACAGGGCGGGGCAGTATAGACCCGCCGAAAGGAGGCATGTCGTGTGGAAGTACATCAAGATGCTCACGGCCTTCAAGAATGTGAGCAAAGCCTATCAAGAGGAGAAAGGCACGGGGAAACCATGGTGGCTTTCCCGGCGGTTTTTCGGCTCTGTCTTCGCCCTTGTGGGCATCGTCCTCTCCGCCTTCCTCGGCCTCAGCCTTGAGCCGGACCAGCTCGAGCAGCTCGCAAACCTCACCACCGACCTGGCGGGCTGCATCGAGAGACTCGTTGCCGTCGGGATCAGTCTTTATGGGATCGTCCTTGCCATAATCGGGGCGATCGCCAAAACAAGAAACGAAGGAGAAGGAAATGAGACAAACGCCGCGAATTAGAATCTTTGTCATGCTGCTCCTCTGTTGCACCCTCTTCGCCTGCGGGTCCGTCCAGGAGCAATGGGGCAAGCTCTCGCCCGACGAGCAGGGCCGCATCATCGCGGGCAGCCTCCAGGATAACCTGCAAACGACCTGGGCCGCCGGGACTGCCTACGTGGCCCGGAATCCCCAGTACCAGGAGGAATGGACTCAGAAGATTGTCCCGGCCTTCGACGTGGCGAACAAATCGCTCGCAACTTACATGACCCTCATGCAGGACGGCAAGATAGCCCCCGACGAGCTGTTCTCGAAGATGTCGCCTCTTGTCAAATCAGTGACCGATATGCTCAAGGCAATCGGCGTCAGCCTATAGGAGGCACCATGGAAACAACGACCGCGCTCGCATTGATCAACGGCCTGATAAGCCTTGCCTTCAACGTCTACAAATCCCTGAAACAGATCAAGGGCACCGGCGAGATCCCGGCGTGGAACGACCTGCTCAAACAGAACGCGGACCAGCAGGCCGAGATAGACCAGGCAAAGCGGGGATAACATGACCAAGTTCTGGGTAGACGACCTGGACACGATGTTTGACGGGTGGGACGGCGTGTCCTACAACGGTGCCTCAATCGACGGGATATTCGACGACGCCTACCGGGGCCTCAATACCGCCTCCGGGGAGATCGAAACATCGGCCCCCGCCCTCCAGGTGAAATCGTCGGACGTCACCGGCATAGCCCACGGATCGACCATCACGGTCAACGCCATCACTTACAAGGTCACCGGCATCGAGCCCGACGGGACCGGTGTCACGGTCCTGCGCCTGGCGAGGAGCGGCACATGAGCCTGAGCATAAAAGACGTGGAGGACTACATTGTCGCCCGCCTGGCCGCCCTCCAGAGCGGTGATGACGACCTGTTCGGCACCGTCAGGACCGCATCGGAGGAGGAGAACCGCATCACCGAGCTGTCCGACTACCCGGCGGCCCTGGTCTGCTACCTCTCCGGCAAGAACACCGGCGTCCGCTCCCGCCTCGTCATCGAGGAGACGTACGAGATCACCATCGTCCAGCGCAAGACCGGCACCAGCCGGACGATCCACACGCTCCACGACGCGGTGCGCGATGCGATCCACGGCAAAGACTGGAACTACGACGACATCGACCCCTTCCAGTATGCCGGGGCCGATTTCATAACCAACGAGGGCCAGCTCATGGCCTATTCGCTCAAGTTCACCACCGTGCACAAGTACGGCATCCCCACGACGACATAGCATGGAAAGGAGGTACCGATGATAAACAGACCGCCGGGATCATGGATAACGGACACAGAGGGCAACATCACCGGCCCGAACCTCGCCGACGAGGTCATGGCCGCGAAATTCGGCACAAAGGCCCGGGGACCGCAAAAGCAGGCACCGGAAAGCGCCGGCCGGGAAACGGCTACTGAAGACGAAGGGAGGGAATGACAATGCAGAAAACACGAGGCCTTGTACTGGCAAAGGTGGAAAGCACCTACGGAACGGACTCGGCCCCCACGGCCGCGGCAAACGCGATCCTCTGTGAGGATCCCTCCATCGAGGTGACACAGAAGAGCCTGGAGCGCAAGAACATCAAGAGCTACTTCGGCGGCCTCTCCCGCGTCAATATCGGCGAAGCTGTCAAGGTCAAGCTCAAGACGGAGATCAGGGGATCCGGAGCAGTGGCCACGGCCCCGGAGATAGGCTGTCTCCTCCGCGCCTGCAACTACACCGAGACGATAACCCCCGCGACAAGCGTCGCCTACACGCCCAACTCCAACCTCTCCGACGCCGAGTCCGTGACCATATGGGTCTGGGTGCACAACCTGCTCCACAAGGCCGTGGGCTGCCGCGGCACCTTCACCGTGGATCTCAAGTCGGGCGAGTACGGCACCATCACCTGGGACTTCACCGGCATCTACGCAGGCCCCATCGACGCGCCCGTCCAGTCGGGGACGTTCAACAGCACCGTCCCTGCGCGGTTCGTCTCTGCCACGTTCTCCATCGACAGCTACTCCGCCGTCATCGAGACCCTCAAGCTCAACACCGGCAACGAGATCGGCCGCCGCCCCTCGGCGAACGCCGCCACGGGGATCCTGGAATACTTCATCAAGGAACGCAACGTCACCGGCGAGATCGACCCGGAAGCGGTGGCGCTCTCGGCCTCCTCGATCAAGACCCTGGCCGCCGCCCCCACGGACGGAGGCACCGGCTACACGGTCGGCGACATTCTCACCATCACCACGGGAGGGACCGGGGCCACGGCGAAGGTCCTCACCATCACGGGCGGTTCGGGCACAGGCCCCGTCGGCACCGTCGAGCTTGTCACCGCGGGCACGGGATACACCACCGGCACCGGCAAGGCCACGAGCGGGGGTACGGGATCGAGCTGCACCCTCAACATCACGGCCCTCAACACGGACGGCAAGGACTTCTGGGCACTCTGGAGCGGGAACAGCCGTGTGGCCATGACGGCCAAGGTAGGAGCCTCGGCGGGCAACATCTGCACCATCGCGGCGCCCAAGGCCCAGCCCACGGAAATGAAATACGGCGAGCGCGAATCCCTGCTCACCTATGCCATGCCCTTCGTCTGCACGCCCGACGCGGGCAACGACGAGCTGGTGTTCACGTTTACGTAAGAGACCCGTTCACGAGAGACGGGTTTAGAAAGGAGACCATATGCCACGAGATTTGAAAGCCAGCGAACGCAACAAGCTCACCATCACTGACGCCATCGGCGGCGGCGATATCGAGCTGTATTACCGCAACCCTACGACCGAGGAGTGCGTGCAGTTCCAGTCGGAGTCCGTCCGCAAGGTGGGCGGTAAGATCAGATATCATTTCGCCGAGACCCGCATCAAGTACGGCCTCAGGGTCCTTACCGGGTTCCGGCACGGGGATTTCATCTATGACGGGAAACCCCTCTCGTCCGACCCCTCCTCGGCAGACTACCGCGAGGACTGGAAAGACCTCCTGAAAGAGACCGCCGCCGATATCGTCATCGCCGTGGGCTTTGCCGTGTTCGAGAGCACCAGTTCGCCGCGCGGCGCCGGTGATGCGGAAGAGGAGGGCGATGACGCACTCCCTTTGTAGAGGAGCTGGCCCGGCTCAACGAGCAGTGCACCCCGGCAAAGCGCCGGCGTTGCGTGGCCAACATGCCCCCGGAGTACCTGGAGGCGGCCTGCGCGGCCTGCCCTTACCGGGACGCGGAGCCCCCCTCGGACTGGTTCGCGCACATCAGCTATCTCCATGCCCTCCAGGAGGGGGGTTACCCCTTCCAGAAGAACGACCTCACCATCGAGGAGTGGCTCGGCCTCGCCGAGCTGCGCAGGCATTACCAGACCATCCAGACAGAGGTAGACCGCCATGGCAAATGACGCGACCATACAACTTGTTATAACCTCCGACGGCTCCATTGCCATCCGGTCCATGCAGGGTGTCCAGGACCAAATGCGCAAGATGGAGTCGGAATCCTCCGGGGCCATGACCACCATGAAAGGCCACTGGCTCGCCATCAGCGCCGCCGCCGTGGGCGCCCTGGCCGCCATCGAGAAGGCCTGGGAGATGGCGGAGGCGGCCGCTGCCTACCAGGAGCAACGGGATACCCTGAACCGGCTTGTTGCCCAATATGACACCACGGCCGGCGAGATCGTCAGGCGCATCAAGGAGGTCACCGACAATCACGTCAGCATGGCCGACGCCGTGGATATAGCGGCCAACTCCATGGGCAAGGCCCTCTCGCCCGACCAGCTCATCAAGCTCGCCGAGGCTGCCGAGACTTTCTCCAACCGCTCGGGAAAACCGGTCGTGGAGATCTTCAGACAGATGGCGGAGGCCCTCTCCACCGGCAGGGCACGTAGCCTACAGCTCGCAACGGGCATCATCGACCTGGAGTCCAAATACGGCAAGCAGCTTGACACCATGAACAAGGCCCAGCAGGCGCAGCTCCTCTACAACGAGGTGATAGAACGCGCCACCCAGGTCAAGAAGGGTCTGGGCGATCAGGCGCAGTCCACCTCCGACCGGATGGAATCCTTCACGATCATGCTCAAGGACTGGGCGCTCACGGCAGGCAACGTCGCCATGCGAAGCGGGCTTGCCCTCTGGGGGCTCATACAGCTCCTCGGAGCCGCCGCCCTGGGCGCAGCCGGCGCCTTCGCCACCTTCATGCAGGGCGTCACCTGGCTCACGGACAAGCTGAACCTCTTCGGCGGCAACAACCAGGCATACTGGGCGAAAATGGCCACCGACCTCGACGCGAGCATGCAGAAGATGACCGACAGCGCCGTCAAGGACCTCGACGCTGCCTTCAAGACAACGGAGTCCTCCGCCAAGGTCATGAACACCACCTGGTACGAGGGCATGGAGGGCAGCCGTAAGGCCACGGACAAGGCCATAGAGTCCCTCAAGCGCTTTCAGGCCGAGGTGATGGCCCTCAATCCCAACTCCGACGAGACGGCCAAGAAGATCGAGAAGCTCACCGAGAGCGCCCGCAAGCTGGAGGACGAGATAGGTTCCGCCTACGCCTCCAAAATCAGGGAACTCCTCTCCATGGGTATCGGCTTCATCCGCGAGGACGAACTGAACCAGCTCTCGGCCCAGTACCGTGAGTGGCAGGCAGAGCTTGCCACCATCAACCAGACCGTCCAGGACCGCATGACCGAAAAGACCATGACGGAGCTGGCGAAACGCCTCTATGCAGAGGAGAAGTGGGCCGCGGACCTGGGCGTCCTCCTCGGAAAACTGGGCCTCGACGCCGAGGAGTTCGAGTCCCGCTGGAACGAGATCGTGGCGGTCCGCGAGGAAGAGAAGTACCGGATCAGGATGGAGTGGCTCCAGAAGTATTTCGACAGCGCGGCCAAGGCCAGGGACATGCAGGACCAGATAAACAAGAGCGTAATCATGGACGGCATGTCGGGATCCGCAGCCTCGGAATCCATGGGCAGCCTCCTCGACATGGCCCAAGGCAAGGACAAATACGCCAGCCAGCTCGAAGCCCAGCGTCAGGCCATGTGGGAGCGCATCGCCGTAATCCAGGAGATGGACGAGTATGAGCTGCAGCTCTTCTACGACACCGAGAGCCGCAAGGCCGCCATCGAGCAGGAGTTCGCCGACTACCGGATCCAGCAGGAAGCTGTCGTCCAGCAGCAGCGGGTAGCCATGACATCGGCAAGCCTCGGGATGCTCGCCGGATCCATGATGGACCTCTACAAGGTCACGGGCCAGCAGAGCGCCGCCATGTTCGCCATGTACAAGAGCTTCGCCATAGCCCAGACCATGATCGACACCTACAAGGCCGCCCAGGGTGCCTACGCCGCCATGGCGGGGATCCCCGTCGTCGGTCCGGCCCTCGCCGTCGCCGCGGCCACTGCCGCAATAGTCGCCGGCATGGCAAGGGTAGCTGCCATCGCCTCCATGTCCCCCGGTAACGTCTCGGCATCCACCGGAGGCAGCGGGGGTTATGTCGTGACCCCTGCGTCATCCCTTACGTCCCCCGGCTCGTCGACCGCCACCGAAACGAGAAGCCGCCCCCAGGAGATCAACATCCACATCTACGGCAACATCGTCGACCAGGACAAGTTCGCCAGGGAGACGCTCCCGGCGATCCGCAAGGCCCTCACGGACGGGGCGTAACCCATGGCAGCCGAGAACCCCGTCATCCTCTATGACAACCGCTTCGCCGACGGGACTCCCACGGCCAACCACGAGGACGCGGACTTCCCCGCCGTGAACGTCGGGGACCCCCGCACCTTCATGGTCGCAAAGGGGGCAAGCGCCGCCACCTGGGAGATCTCCGTCGATGCCGGCAGTGCCGACAAGGTAGCCGACTGCGTCGCCTTCATCGGCCACAACTTTTTCACCTCCGCGGCCCAGGTGGAGGTGCAGTCCTCCGACGACGGGGTGTCCTGGACGTTGCGCCTTGCCGCCTTCTCCCCCTACTCCGACCGGGCGCAGTTGCGCACCTTCACGCAGGTGCAGGCCCGGCACTGGAAGGTGATCGTGTCGGACCCGACTGCGATCCCCTACCTCGCCTGCCTCTTCGTGGGCCAGCGCATCGACTTCCCCTTTCCCCCGGAGACGCCCTTCACGCCGTACCAGGAAGGCGTCGAGGTGGAGTCCAGGCGGTCCAAGTCCGGCAACCTCCTCGGCACCACCGTGCGCTACGGCCTCCTGGAGATCGACGCGGTCTTCAGGCTCATCGACCGCGAGGAAGTCTACGGCGACTCCGGCGAGTGGGGAAAGTTCCTCTGGGGCTCATCCTGGGGCGGGAACAACATCCCCTTCCGGTACTTCTGGGAGGTCCACGGCTGTCTGATGAAGATGTTTTTTTGGGCCTGGGACCCCGGCACCTTCCCCGACGAGGTCTTCTATGTGAAGTTCCGGGACGATTACAGGTTCGCCACGCCGCTGTCGGTGCTGGCATA